CCATCCTACTCCAGAGGAAGAAATGGTTTGGATTATGGAGAATTTGTGGGCTAATATCGGCGGAACCATTAACAGCAAGGGATACAAGGTTATCAACCCCAAGGTTCGTGTGTTGTGGGGTGATGGAATTGACATTGATGGTATCAAGAAGATTCTGTATGCTGTTACCAAGGCTGGATTTGCAACTGAGAACATTGCTTGTTTTGGTATGGGTGGCGGGCTGTTGCAGAAGGTGAATCGCGATACTCAGCGGTGTGCTTTCAAGAGTTCGGCACAGTATCGTGATGGCAAGTGGCACGATATTTTCAAGAATCCCAAGGATCAGAGCAAGGTATCCAAGAAGGGCAAGCTCAAGTTGACCAAGGTTGATGGCAAATTCGTCACTGTTGGTGAGAATGATCCCGGCGAGGATTATTTGAAGGTTGTGTTTACGAATGGTGTGTTGGTCAAGGAAATTGACTTTGATACCGTTCGCAAGAACGCTGCTCTGTAATTTGAACAAAAAGGTTTGCGGTAATCCTTTTCTTAAAACCGCTCTTGACTTTCTCTAAAACCGATGGTAGACTGTTCACAGTTAAGATTACTAAATACTTCAAAAATCTAAATACTTCAAAAACATATGCCTTGCCGAGATGCCCGGGACGATCAAGCTGCCATTGACTATGCACGTAAGGATCTTCAACAAAAAAACGACGTGCTGCAAAAGCGGTTGGATAACGTCACTCGTTTGCTGTGTGGTGTGATGCACGGCATCGGAGATGATGCCACAGACGAAGTGATGCGCAACGTGGGTGGTCTCAAGGACTGGTGGACCGAACATCAAAGGTTGGATGCCATTCGGGAAGCCAAGGAACGTTCTGTTCAAGAACGACGTGAACGTAAACGACTCAAAGCAGAGAAACAATTGCAACTCCAGCAGACTGCTTTGTCAAAACTGAGTGATGACGAACGACGGGCACTTGGTCTCTGAAAAGTGTTGACTTTCCGTAAACCCGTGATAAACTAAAACATATGACAAATAACGTTCCTCAAGAAACCATCAACAGTGTACTTGTTGACATCCTCAAGGGTGCCAACGATGCAAGCAGCGAAATCTATGGTGCCAGCAAAACTGGCATTGTGAAGGCAGTTGATTTTGCACAAGAACAAGCTCCGTTGGTTGTACAAGAATTTCTGACGTGGAAGTTTGCCCAAAGCGTAATCTACGTAATTATTGCACTGATTTCTATCGGAGTTCTTGCATGGATTTTTGCACAGTCTCGTAAATGGGCATCTGAAAACAACGATGGTTCTGAAATATTTGGTTGGTTTGGTATGTCTATTTCTTTGTTTGCCAGCGTGGCAGTGGTGTTTTCTGTGCTTGTTCCCAACGTCGAACAAATGGTGAAGGTCAAGGTGGCTCCCCGTGTTTTCATCATTGAATGGGTGAGCGATCAGGTTAATCCTCCCAAGCATCACAACCGATAAATTGTATAACAATCAGTCACAAACCTACTACATTATTAACACACCTATGACAAGAGACAATTTAACAAAACTTAACGGAATACTTGATTATCTTACCAATTTAGAGATTGATATTGTCAATAATCGCGTTTGCGTCAACTGGCACACGCAAATCAAGCAAAAAGATTGGTCCAACGTGTTGTATTTGGCAAATTTAGAAATAAACGAAATTTATCAATCCGAAAAAAAATTATTAACACACCTATGATAAACAACGATGTCACAGAAACGACGACAATTGAACGTACATATTGGTACGATATCAATGGCAAAATGGTTCCTGATCATGAGAACATGGCAGCATATCTACTGGATGAATGCATATTGGGCGTAACCTCGGCAGTTAACAGACACAATGATAAAGAATGTTTGGGATTGTGTATAAATATAAATGATTATTTTGGACCCGGTTCAGATGCTGAATCTGTAACCTACGATGAATTGCCAATTTTGTATGAATTGTATAAACAACAAAAGTATGATGGTGTTGCACAATTTGTAGCCGATAAACGAGGCGTCCCAAACAAACACTGGAGGGAAACATATTATGATGATCAACAAAGGTAAACACCTATACAAAATCATTCCGTTTTGGATGAAAAAAGAACGTACAAAACCCGATCCATCACCTGAAAAAGAAATTAAAGACGTAGTTGAAGAAAAACCTTGGATCAATCAAGACGTTAAATGGAGTTTCAGTCTATCAATGCCACGATGGATGTGGATTCTGATATATCTGTTTATTCTGTATATGCTTTGGATTTAATAATATGGCAAAAAGTAATCATTATCTTAATTCAAATGGTGAACAAATTGATTTCACTGTTCACGTAACCACCCGCCCAAATCTACGGGATGGCATTGGTGAAATGTTGATGTATCGTGGAAAAAACATTCTTGAAATTATGTTTGACAAATGCATTGTTGATCCCACGGTGACTTGTTTTGATATGGAATATCCAGAACGGTGGGCAAACATTCTGGAGCTTCGTGCTATTTCAACTCGTATGCTTATATGTTTTCCTAATTTGAAGCAAGCCTACATCAAGACTCATTCAGTATACATTATTCAGTGTGTTAACAGAGAACATATTGGTATTTGTGATGACGCCAGCAAGTATCCAGAAAAGGATTATGCTGATCTCAACACTCGTTATTGTGATGGCCCAGACAAACTCACCGGACTATGGTCAATGACACCTTCCGATGGATTCAAGAAAATTGCATGAACAAAGCCAAACAAGTTATCGTAATTCGGACTGACCTAAAAAACCATCAAGGTCAAAAAGTTCGTACCGGCAAACTTATTGCACAAGCATGTCACGCTAGCATTGCATTTCTCACCAATCGGATGAAGAAAAACATTTCTAATCCAGAAGCGTTGTGGTGGGTCAACTTGAGTCAAGCCGAAAAAGAATGGATCAACGGTTCATTTTTCAAAGTTGTGGTAGGAGTTAACAGCGAAAAAGAACTGCTTGACATTTTGGAAAAAGCCCGTAGTATGAATGTAGAGGCTCAGTTGATTACTGACCAAGGTCACACCGAGTTTAATGGTGTGCCTACCAACACTTGTCTAGCGTTGGGACCAGATTACAGTGACAAAATTGACCTCATAACTGGAAACCTAAAACTATTGTAAATATATGAAATACGTTCTGATTGGACTTGGCGCTGTTGTTGGTGGTGTTGCTCTGATTATCGGACTCAGTGCACTGTTTGCACTTCCCGTGATGTGGCTTTGGAACTATGTGGTTCCATTTCAGTTTGGTCTCAAGGAGATTGATTTTCTTCATGCTTGGGCATTGAACGTGTTGTGTGGCTTTATTTTCAAGAGCGGTTCAATCAATACTTCTAATAAGAAGGACTAATAAAAAGACTTCTCCGATACACACTATGAAATTTATCAATTTTTGGCCTGTATACTTTTTTGCAGCGGCGTATCTGCTAAATGTGTATATGTATGGAAAAAAGGAAGCTAATCAAATAAACCTTTTTATGCTTCCTATTATGATGTTCTTCGGAGTTATTATTTGTTTTTTGTGTGTTATTGCGCCACGATAACCAATTCAAAAAAAAGATTGACAACTTAAAAAAGCTGCTAGACTGTTAACATGATTACATTTATTTCATACTTCATCGTTCCAACTGCCTCGTTAAACCAATCATAAGTTATGGATGCATATCAGTTATTCAAATCAACTGAAGGTCTTTCTGAAAAAGAACGCACCCGTAAGTTGTACGAACATCAGATCGTGAAATACGAAGGCGAAGTCAAAGGTTTTCAAATCATGATCCGACGTGAAGAATTGAGTGAACACCATTGGCGAACCAAACGAGACAACATCGATAATTTGAAATCTGAATTGCATAAAGCCAGATACAATTTAACACGCACCAAAACATTGTTGTCTAACCTTGACAAACCACCGGTTTTGAATTATAGTATTTGAACATATGAGCAACCTAAAAATCTTTAGCGGAACCAGCAATCTTCCTCTCGCACAACGAGTTGCAGACAATCTGTTCACCAAGTTGGGTGAGATTTATCATCACAACTTTCCAAGTGGTGAATCATACTGCCAGTTCAAGGAAAACATTCGTGGCAGCGACGTGTTCCTCATTCAGGGAATCACTCAACCAGCCAACGAAAACCTGATGCAACTGTTGGTCATGGCAGACGCAGCTCGTCGTGCCAGTGCTGATCGTATCACCGCTGTTGTTCCTTATTTTGGTTATGCCCGGCAGGACCGTAAGGACAAGAGCAGGGTGCCGATTACTGCTAAGCTCGTATTGGACCTGTTTGAGGCCAGTGGTATTGACCGAGTGGTGACGATGGATTTGCACTCCCCTCAGGTTGGTGGATTCACCAATCTGCCGTTTGACCATTTGACGTTTGAGCCTGTGTTGGTTGAATATATTCAATCTTCTCAATCTGATGTCAAGAATGTCATTATCATGGCTCCTGACGTTGGTGCTGTAAAACGAGCCGAAAAGTATGCTTCCTATTTGAAGTGTGACTTTGGATTCATTTCAAAGAAACGTGTGGGTGATGACAAAGTTGAATTGCAAAGCATTTCAGGTGATGTATCTGGCAAGACGGTGTTTATCATTGATGACCTAACAGAATCGTGTGGCACCCTCATCCAGGCCGCTGACGCATGCAAGAAGAACGGTGCAACCAAGGTGGTTTGTGCTGTGACGCATGGATGTTTCACTGACACTGGCATGGAACGTCTTTCCAACGCTATGCCCCGACCCAATGTGATTGAACAAAATGCATCCATTGATGAATTTGTACATAGTTCCACGGTGAATCACTGGTGGAAATTGGCTTACAAGCCGGCCAACATCAAGTCATTGGACGTTAGCAATTTGTTTGCCAAGGCCATCAACAGCATTCACAACAATGAAAGTGTCAGCGAACTGTTTGTGTGAGTGATATCAAAAATAAAATTCCAAAAATAAGTAAATATGAACACAAAATATTTAAGTATCTATCCTACATGGCATTGCAGAAAAGCTGGGGGATTATTTGTTGGAATCAGATGTCAATTTCCAGCGAGAATCTATGATAGTGAATCATTTGCCGCTAAACATACATACACCTGTTTACGCTTGACTTTTGGATTAATTGTGTGTAGTATCAATCTAGATATAAAATACAATTACATAAAAACACTTCCTCAGTAAGAATATGACATCCAGAGACTTCTGTTATTGGTTGCAAGGTTATTTTGAGATTGCCAGTCTTGCTGATTCATCAAACGGACAAATCACGACGGCACAATCAGATATGATTAAACGACATTTGAACATGGTGTTCGTCCATGAAATCGACCCAATCATAGACCAAGGAGATCCAGCCACGCAAAGTCTACTTGACCAAGTACATAACGGCACAACTCTACTTAATAGACCCGAAGGAGCAAGGTGCTGATATGAATACTACAAAAATTAAAACTGGTGTGGCGTGTGTATTGATTGACGGTTGGGAATATCCAAATGTTGGAAAACCCATTTGGTTGAGTCAGCGACTCGGTTCGTATCAAACTGGCAAATATGCATGTCCCGGGGGTATGGTTGATGATACGGATGAAAGTGATGTACATGCAATTCAACGTGAAGTATTGGAAGAAACGGGTATTCATATCACAGATTTGACACGATTCAAACGAAGCATTGTGTCAAATCATCCAGGCGGCAAAAGTGATGTTACTCAATGGTTTAGTTTACAACTGGACAAGGAGTTGGAAGAGACTCCAAGAGACACCGAACCCCACAAACATTCTCCTTGGACACTGTATACGTTGGAAGATGCTAAGAATCTGCCGTTAATGGTAAGCACCCGTGACGTTTTGAACACACTATGAAAATTCTAAAATACATTTATGATGTTGTGAAGCGGGCCAATGATGTTGAATCGACTAAAAATCACACCGTTGAATATCTAAATTCAGCGATCAAATTCTTTGAAGATCAGTATAAATGTAAAGTCAATTGTGACATCAAGTATCACGATTACCAGTCTCTTTTTTTCAAAGGCGTATATTCTCCTGATGAAAACACCATTGACATTTATGGATTGTCGGTGTATGATGAGAAACAACTTGTTACAACCCTGTTTCATGAGCTTGTTCACTATTGGCAACACAAAGTTGTTAAAACGTTACACTCCATACCACTGTCAGAGTTTGGCATTCCTGAATTTTGCCAAAGTTATGGTGGGTATAGCCGTAGTAAAATCAACAACTATCGTGATGTTTTGATTTTATTCAATGGTATTGATACTACTCGTATACCATACGAAGACAAACCGCATGAAATTGAAGCACGTGAACTGTCGGAAAAATTGAATGAAGAATTTGAAAGACCCACAATAATTTATGAAAGAAATCTATTTAGTAACGCAAGGTAGCTACAGCGACTACGGAGTTCGTGGTGTATTTGCAGACAAAGATCTTGCAACAGAATATGCTGCTCAAATCTCCACCAAATATGAGGCTGCAAGGGTTGTTACTTGGCAAATCATGACCGAGTTGATTGCACCAATTGGCTATCGTGGTTATTCGATAAAAATGGATGTTGACGGTAATACCGATGAAGTGGAAAACGATGAAGTTGGCATAGATACCGATGAAAACTCATATCCTGACTGCGACTTTGTATTGGATTCTCCCGATAAATGGACCGGCAATGGTAAATATATTACCACAGGTTACTACAATTTTTTCATTTGTACCGATAAAGGAGCAGAAGGTGCAATTAAAATTGCCAACGAACGTCGAATTCGTATGATTGCCGAAAACAAATGGCCCAAAAAGGGATTAACTCTGGAAGAATATGAATCTACATTGGGTTGAAGAAATTAAACCCGTCTTGGAGATGCAAGAATTCCTTGACGGATTGATAGAATGTGGTAGAGTTGAACAAGGTATTGAACACACCGAATGGTGGAAGGAAGAACCAGAATGAAAACTTGGACTCAAATTATTGCAGATGTTCACCGTCAAAAGATTGAACGTAATTGGACAAAGTTGTATTGGTGCATTGACTTGCATGACACCATCATCACTGGCAAATACAACAAATTCAATGAGGGTGCCACAATTTTTCCTTACGCAAAAGAAACTCTCGACTTTTTGTACAATAGCAACGATAATGTCATCACACTGTGGACCAGCAGTTATTATGATGCCATTATGGACATTACAAATAGATTTGGATTGAAATTTCACCATTTCAATGTCAATCCAGGTTGTCCATCGAATGATCTATGTGATTTCAAAGGAAAGTTGTATTTCAATTTTCTGTTGGATGACAAGGCGGGATTTGATCCACACAACGACTGGCGAGAGATTTATGACGTTTTGACCAACGCTAATCCCCAAACTATTAAAAATAGAAGATTGTTGGAAGACATGAATGAGAAATAATGTATGAGTGCAGATCCTTTTAGGGATATTGTTAAAAAATATGCGCACTTGTACCGAGATTCAGAGGACTGTCGAGTAAAAAACTTTGAGACGAGGAGCAAAGAATACATCGAATGGAAAAAGTTGAACGATGTATATGAAAAAGCAATGCAATGTCTCAAACACACAGAAACTTATATGAAAAACACTGTGGAATACGTAGAAGCACCAAATTACAATGATCTATTGGATCTTACCCCCACCGTTTTTCTTGGAGGAGGTATTACCCAATGCAAAAATTGGCAAAACGATTTGATGGCTAAACTAGAGTCTGCCAATCCTCTTGTACGAGTGTACAATCCTCGACGCAACAGTTTTGACATTTCAAATCCCAATGACAGTCAAATCCAAATTGATTGGGAACACTACTATTTGAATGTCTGTGATATTTTGGTATTCCACTTTGCATCAGAAACGCTGTGTCCGATTACTCTATTTGAACTTGGTGGTGCATTGGAGAGAAATCTTCATAAGATGGATCATCGTAGGCCACAAAAGGTTCTTGTGTATTGTGAACCTGAATACCAAAGAAAATTTGACGTTAATTACCAAGTTAATTTGGTAAAAGAAGAAACTAAACAAAATCAATTTGCATATATTTACAGCGACTATAACAAGTTTGTTGATGGGTTGATTGAACACATTCAACTTTATAACAATGAGTACATAAAGAAAGACGAATGAGAAAGTTACCGATTTACAATAACCGTGATGTCAAGAACTTTGTTTCGACTGATTGGCATCTTGGTCACAAACAACCGTTCATTTGGCAAAAGCGTGGATACAATAGTGTTGACGAACATGATACTGCACTTATCAACAAGGTGAACGAATTGGTTGGTCCAGACGATAACCTCTTTTACCTTGGAGATTTTTGTCTCAATACAGATGAAGCTAGGTTTGAGTCTTATCTTGACCGAATCAACTGTCAAAATATTCATTTGATTTGGGGCAATCATCCTAATCCAATTCGTAAGGTTTATGACCGTGCAGTCACAGCTCAATATCAGCGTGACGACATTGAGGTATATCCATTTCGATACCGCAATTTGAACATCCTTGGTTATCAGTATGAGTGTGTAATCAATGGTAAGTATGTGGTGTTAAATCACTTTCCTATTAGCGTATGGGAGAACATGAAAGAAGGTTCCTATATGTTGTGTGGCCACAGTCATTATAGCTATCCGGCGACACGGGCAGAGGCTCAGGAAGGCTTAACATTGGATTGCGGATGGGATGGACATGCACGACCTCTTTTGTTTGATGAAATCATAGAGATTATGAACAAAAAGCAGGTTCGAGCGGTTGATCATCATGTAAAAGATCAATCTCGATAACAACAGCCCCACATTAAAATAAATGTGGGGCATTTTTATGTGTTGATATAGTGTACCACTACAGTATATATTCTTGGTTATGACCGAAAAATTACTACACGAAGAAAGTCACAAGTTTTTGACTGATATAGGTTTTGTTGCCAGATCAATATTGGGTGAGACCCAACGAATTGCATATGATTATCCTGAAGCAGTTTCGCTTGTGTTATATCGTGGAACTAAAATAACCAGTTTTGAAAAACTATTTCAGGTTGTCGTGGAACAAACGTATGCACAAGGACGTGAACAAGGAAAAAATGATGCGGTGGGTTTGTTGATGAAAAATTTCACACGTATCATTTTCGACTTAAAATAACTTATGAACAATTCAAATTACGCAGCCGAACAAATTGTTAAAATGCTTATTAAGCGTGGGTGGGTATCAACTGATGCTTACGATGTAAACAATCTGATATCCGATATCTCCACCATAATTACAAATGCAGCTATTGCTAACATTAATTTAGCATCCTCTATTCCGAGTTATCAATTTTCCAATTGTGATACAACTACATTTTCAATTGATCAGACAATCAAACTCAATCCCTAACATATGAAAACAAACGTTATAATTGTAGATGACTTTTACACTAATCCTCTGGATGTAAGACAAGTAGCATTGACTCAGGAATTTAAGGTTCGTGGAAATTATCCCGGATCACGATCTGGACCAATGTTAAATGACTCTATCAAAGACACCATTCAAAAAATCGTGCAACATGCAGGTGGAAACATCATCGACTTTCCTACAGACGGATACAACGGTTCATTTCAAACAACATACGCTTGGGAGAGATCTTGGATTCACTCAGACCACAATAACAACTGGGCTGGTGTGTGTTATTTGACTCCAGATGCTCCTCTTTCGGGTGGGACCGGTACATTTAGACACAAGGCAACAAAGTGTTGTGAACGACCCGAAGACGCAGATTTGGCAAAAAGAATCGAAGCTGATGGAGCAGACGTTACGTGTTGGGATCCTGTCGATTTGATAGGAAATAGATTCAACCGACTCGTTTTGTTTAGAGGACAATCCTATCATGTTAGTCTTGATTATTTTGGACAGACACTCGATACGTGTAGATTGTTTCAAGTATTTTTCTTCAGTACAGAATATTGAACGATATGCCGTTGAAACTGTTTAAAATTGTAGTGTATGGTCTTGATACTCAAGTAGAGTTGAAAACCAATTCTTTGAGCCACGAACATATGGGTGGCAATCATGAACTTGAATATGGAAAAATTGATGCTATTGTGTTTCAAACAGACGACAACTTTCCATCTATTTTGCAAAGTTGGGAACCGGATCTTGTTGTTGTAGTGGGAAATATCACATCGTTCCACAACATAAACAAACACTTTGATACACTCAAGTCGAAGTTGTATTTGTTTTCATTGGAAGAGTGGAATCGTTATGGTGAAAGTTATATATCAGATTTATTGTTTCAACGATACATTTCCAATAGCATAAAAAACTACGACAGTCAAAATAAGATCTCAGTATATACTGCATCGTGCAACACCAAGGATAGACTTTTGGTTGCATACGAATCTTTGGAAAAACAGACACATCAAAACTGGGAATGGTCAATATACGATGATTCGTCTGATAATGAAACGTGGGAGGTTGTAAAAAGTTTGGCTAAACGTGATAGTCGTATCATCATAAACAAAAACAACAATCAGTCACTATATTCTCGTATTGGACTTAATAAATTCAATGCAGCGGTAAATTGTAGTTCAAAATACATCATTGAGTTGGATCATGATGATGCGTTTACTCATGATGCTCTTGAGAAGATATTGTTGACCCATATCAAACATCCAGATTGTGGATTTGTGTATGGTGATTGGACAGAAATGAACCGTGATACTTTTCAAGAGTATAACTACGGAGAATGTTTTGCGTGGGGATATGGTAAACTTTATGATGCCACTCACCCATTTTTGAATAGACCAATGAAAGTTGTTGGTGCACCAAATGTAAATCCACTTACAATCAGAAGACTGTGGAGTTTATACAACCATCCAAAGTCATGGAAACGAGATGTTTACATGAAAATCGGCGGTCACAACAAGTTTTTGAATAGTGCTGACGACTATGAAATGATGATACGAACGTTTTTGAACACAAAAATGGTACACTTAAATCATTTCTGTTATATTCAGTACATGTATAACAACAATACCAAAGTAAGTAATGGAGGACTTGGTTCTAACTATCACACCGACATATTTAGACATGTGAGAGTGATAGAGAACCATTACCGAGAACAAATCAAAAAACGATTTGAAGATTTAGGAAAAGTAGATTGGGCATATCAACCACTAAAAAAAGATTGTTTGGAAGATTTTTACAAAGGACGAGGAAAATATCCATCCGATGAAAACAACGTTAATCTAGAATTTAAACCTTAAAATATGAGCGAAAGAAATATCAAAATAGTATTGAACTCAATGTTCAAAAATGAAGCAGCCGTAGTCGAAAGAATGTTGAATTCAGTATACAAATACATTGACTATTGGGTTATTCAAGACAACGGATCTACAGATGGAACGCAAGAGATTGTCACCAATTTCTTCAAGGAGAAAAACATTCCTGGTGTACTTTATTATGAACCATGGCAATATTTTGGTTACAATAGAAATCATGCTCTACAAAAATGTTTGCAAACAGATCATGGGTGTGAATACATTTTGCGTATGGACGCTGATGAAATTCTACAAGTTGATGATTCCTTCGACTGGAATCAAATACGATCAAATGATGCGTGGAACATTATTGGTCGTACCACAGATATAGATTTCTTCAGAATGTGGATGTGGAAAGCAGATCTTCCTTGGTATTTTGCAGATGATCGTCGTCACGAAACCATTCATATGAAAGATGATCAGCCATATAGCTGTGCCAATCTTCCTTCTTCGTTTCGTCACGTTCTAATGGGTGGCGGTAATACATGGGTAAACCCATACAAGTTCTTCATTGACGCTCTAGAACTCGAAAATCAGGTCGTAGTAAAACAAAAAGGAAAAGATCTATACCACCTTTTCTATTTGGCAAAATCATACTATGACTCCATCTACGGAGAAACTCTGGTTCACGAACTGGATCATACAAAAGAAATGTGTCGTAGAGCAGAGTTCTATTTCACAAAATATATCAAAGCCCAAATTCCATCATATCCAAATGTGGATTTATACAAACTTCAACTTCATGATGAATATGTTTACTACGCATTTTATTTGATGGGAAATATGTGTGAGTTGATTGGTGAATATGATAAAGCAGTGGAGTATTGGAAAAAAGGAGCATGGTTTGATAGATCACGCAATGAAACTCTAATCAAATTGTGTAGCCATTACCTATACAGAATGGATGATATTCCAAACCTTTATATCTATGCCAATATTGCTGTACGAAACAAAAATCCGTTTCCACAGTATCGAGCAGTTTGGGTTGAACGTGAAGCATATGTAGACTCCGGATGGAAAGCTCTTGACTTTCACGCAATTGGCTCGTACCATATGGGATATTACGATGAAGCTAAAACTGCATCAGAGCTACTTCTTTCAGATGCATACAAATCAATTTTGCCTGAAACTCAAGTGGAACGAGTAAAAGTCAACCTTAAGTTCACACAAGAAAAAGTATGATCATTAGACAAGACGGAGACATCTTTACGTGTCCTGCACAAGCAATTATTCACCAAGCAAATTGTTTTTGTACAATGGGCAGTGGAATCGCTCGTCAAATTAGAGAAAAATATCCAGAGGCATATGACACCGATTGTCTAACCAAATCGGGAGAGTTCAAAAAGTTGGGAACTTTTAGTTGGGTGAAAGCACACGATGACAAGTACATCTACAACTGTTATAGTCAGTATCGATATGGCCGTGAACAGCGTCATACCAATTACGAAGCCATTTATACTGGTCTCTCCGCCATCGAACAACATGCTAAAACCAACGGACTCACCAGTTTGAGTTTGCCACACAATATGGGATGTATGCTTGGTGGTGGATCGTGGAACATCGTAAATGCTATCATAGAAGACATTTTTGGAGAAAATAGCATAGATTTGTATATCTGTCGTTATACCCCTTGAAAAAAGCATTCACACTTATAGAACTGCTGTTAGTCACAATCATTTTGGTTGGATTAACAGCAGTTTTTGTTATAAACCTTCAACCACATCCTCTGGAAGCGTACAGAGAGTCTAAAGAGTCTCTCAAGTTGTTTGTATCATACCACGTACACCGATCAAAACTTGATCAAAAACAACATACGATTGTATTCGATCCCGAAAAAGGACTAGTCACGTCATTGATTGATTGTCCCATAGATATATCGTTAATAACAAACGGACTGGTAATAGTTGATTTTGCAGAACCAATTACGTTTTTTATAGACGGACAATTGAGTGGCGGAGAAATAAAAATAACCTCATTGGATGGAAACATAATCAATATCCTTGACATCAATCCAATAGGAATCGTAAGATATAGACCATGAAAGAATTGAAAATCATCACGTTTGTCGTTGTAGTCTTAGCAATATCGTTGGCAATAAGCTATTCAGCTATGAAAATTTGGCACAAAGACATTCCTCCATCGATCATAACTTTTCCAATACTCATTTTTTTCGCCCTTTTCTACAAGGGAGATAAAAAAAACATTGACACAAACTCAAAAGATTGATACATTGACATCATGAACCACACTCAAAATCCAAATATTACTCCACGTCCTGAGGTAAAGTCCAAAACCGTTGATCCAAGTCATCCTGCAATTCAAAAACTCGTTACAGAGTATGCAAGGTGGTCAGAAGATCCAAAATTCGAAAATTCTTCAAAGGAAGACTATGAAAAGGATATTCTCAGTTGTTTTGACGAGTGGGATCTTGATGGATATCAGCTCACCAAACACCTAGAAAGTAGCGTGTACCTTGAGGGTAACAGTGAACTTGTTGGAATTCTCGACGGTTTCTACTTTATCAAACGTGAAGTGGAAAAGGACATGAACAAAAAGTGGGTCAAAGAAAACAATCTGTCTCTCGATCATATGCTTCTTGGACGAAAGGTCACATACAAACAAAATCTTCATAAAGGTAGTGGATACATTACTACCATCGATCCAGAAACCTATCGTGTTACGGTGAGTTCTGATATTTCAAAGGTTGGTGGATATATAATGAACTTTGAAAACGTAACTTTGGAGAGTTAATATGGAACAACTGTTGTGTCATGTATTTGCAGATTACGTCATTCAAAGTGACTGGATGGCACTCAACAAAAGCAAACGGTCATGGCCTTGTTTGGTTCACGTACTATTGTATACCAGCGTTTTTCTGTTGTTGACTACCAGTTGGAAAGCATTGGCCGTCATTGGCGTGACGCATTTCCTATTAGACAGGTTTCCAGTGATTGTTCGACGGTTGATCTGGTTCAAGAATCATCTTGGTCCTGGCGGGAAATATGTTCCATTTGAACATTGTAAAGTTACGGGATACTATGACCACTTTTCGAGTCCATCAAATATTGAGATGAATGGATATTCTCAGAGATTGAGTTACATCACTATTTGGTTGTATATCATCACCGATAACTTTCTTCATCTAACTATAAACTATTTGGCAATCAAGTATTTGGGTTAACATTATGAATCTCAGTGTAAAAAGCGAAGAGTCGTTGGACAATCTATCGGTTCGTGAGAAGTTTACAGATCATTCCCGTGAACGGTGGCGGGATGAGTTTCCATACAAACGAATGCGTCGTTGGATTCAGTCTTGTGTTGGACACCATATTGACGATGTGATTCATGAGTTTGTAAATTCCACTTGGATTCCGAGGCACCATCGTCGTGCATCCACTCTTCGTCGTTACATTGAATTTGACACCTTTTTGAAAAATGGTGAGGTGTACTATTACACTGAATATGGAATGATGGGTAAACATAACAATTACAGCAATTTCGTGTCGGTGAAAGTTGGTCATCGTAAAACGATTTATGTTGATCCCACCACAAAAATTGTAAGTGTTTGTGTACACCCATCAAAAAAGAATACGTGGCAACTTTCACGCAAACAGCATTTTGACTCAAAATGTCGAATTCTTGGAGATTATCATCAGCTTTGCAAAATTGACGGTATTTGGTATGAAATCAAAGGTGAGATTGTGCCATCGTATGCTCTTAGATGGGCATTTGATCATAACATTGATCGTAAAAAATCCACTGATATTCTTACTGAACCTAGTTCTAATTGGCAAAACAAAGACATCAAGATTCCACATGTCAAAATTGTGTTGAAACGACAACTTTCAGCCAAAGAACTCAAGAATCACAATCTGAAAAACGGAAGAATCTGATTGACTTGTTCTAAACTTGTGGTAAAGTAATCGTATGTGGATGACAAACCTTGAACGACTTGATCACGTGCTTGATCAAGCTAGAGACAAAGCACAACACCTTGAAAACAGTCAGACCGCCGATGCTATCGGTGATCTGATCAAAGCAATTGATCTGTTGACAGAGATTGTGACAGACCTTCAAAAAAATGACAGTGGACATTCGTAATATATGAAACCCGATCAAAGCGGAATTTGGGAGTGGTTTGAGGAAGACGGCACCAAACGACTTGTGGAAGTTGTGGATGTATGCAAAGGCATGTTTCCGCCGTATTTGCGAGTATATTGGTGGGGTGGTTATTACAATGTAAACGATGAACATGACGCACTGAATTCGCAATGTGACGAATTGACCAAGGCTGAGTGGCCTGATCGTTGGGGAAATCGTGTGGCAGATAATCATGGTTTGCCAGAAGATATGTTGTATCTGATGCCTACCGAAGAACAAATGATCAAATACGCATAATTTATGGAAATCAAGACTAAACTCCGAGAAATCACTTGGTTAACAGCAATGAGTCCAAATCATGGTTATGGATGTGGATTTGTTGGTGTTTCAACAGAACACCCTTGGTATGGCAAAGATTATGATGATATTGAAGCAGATATTCATGGTGGATTAACTTGGTCAGCGGATCATGTTGGAGATGATCCAAAGGATGGATATTGGTGGGTAGGTTTTGATACTGCCCACTATGGAGACAATATGGTCAATTGTGACAAACAATATTGTCTTGATCAAATTGAACACTTGAAGCAGCAGGCATTGGATGCAATCAAAAAATGAATTATGACAGTAACACAACTAATTGAAACATTGAAGAATTATCCACCCGATTTGCCAGTGGTGGTATCTGGCTATGAAGGTGGATACAACGACGTGGACAGTTTTGAAAATGTCAAGATTGTTCTTGGCTATAACGATGAGTGGTATTATGGCAGTCATGAAGATGTTGCTAGTATTTACGATGAAGAAAGAAAAAAGAATGCGGTTGATGCGTTGCTTATTAGGTGAATATATGTGGCGAAGAATTGTAGTTGGAACTGAAAAACCCGTAGCAGTATGGCAACAGAATGGTGCAACCGAAGTATATGATCGTGATGCACTGGAACTAAACATTGAACGTTGTATCAATAGACTGAATACTGACACAGAATTGGACGATTTCAACAGAGCAGCTCTAAGCAGCGCGATTTTATCATTGAAACAAGGACTCGCATTACTAGTATGACTACTACACACAAAATTTCAGTGGACAGAGGATGTCTTGCAGTAATCTGCACCGATGACACCTGTTCTTTCAAAAAGACGTGTAGTTCACATACTACCGCTGGGGATTTTCGTAGTGAAGACGGATTTACGCCAGAATTACACTTGGTTGACGGTGATGTATATTGTGACACTTACAATCAAAAAATTGACGACAATGACAAATACGGATTTTATCCAATCAATTATCGTTCTTTAGATATTGGATTGTTGACTTGGAAACAATTGGAAGAAATCAGAGACAAATACAACATATGAAACGCCATCGCAGATATCGTGAAAAGTGGAATCTGAATAGTATCAGTGTAGCCTCAACTCACGGTGAACGTATTCACGACTTTATGAAAGGTTGGGGTACGATTGCCAAGGATGGTAAATCTGTTCTATGGGATAGTTATAGACCCCCAACCAAAAAGCAGCGTGACAAGTTGGATAGACATTGGAAAAAGAATCCTCCATTCTCCAATATCATTTTTCCAGTTATTAATAAAGTGATGCCTACTATAACTGCCGCCGAAATTGTGTCTGTCCAACCGATGATGGAACCACCAAATAAAGACGCATGAAAATCACATATTATGAAATTTATTACACCGGTACTATACATGAACGTAGTATAGATACCACAGATAAAAACTACATATCTCATACAGATAATGATGTAACATTTAATGATACATATACGGATGAGTATTGGGAACAACGTGAAGTCATAAGAACGGAACCTCGTTTTTTTGAAACTATTCGACAAGAGCGTATTGCCGCATACAAAGAAGAAATTGCACGTTATCAAAAAGATTTGACGGTATTTGAAAACAGTACCGGTTACGATCATTACCGGCGACTATTGAAAGAAAACTAGGTTAAAAATCCCTTGACTTTTTTCAAAACCTGTGTTAGAGTTACTACTATGAAAGATTTATCAGATAACAGTTTGCTCATGATTGAGCCAACGGATAGAGTTAAAGAACCCGCTGTAAATGATGCATATACAGCCAAAATGGAAATGCTAATGAAAAAGGCAACGAATGGTCCACCTTACAAGGGGTTTCATGTATGTGCATGTGGAGAACGTAGCACCAATTATGATTTTTACATTGGCAAATATACTACCAATTCTCTCGCAGTGCATTATTTGAGATATCATCGTAGTGAAGTTCCTGCATCAGAAATTGAAAAACTTAGAAAATTGTTTCTATGAATAACAAGTATTCCTTGAGAGTGTTTCATCCAGATGGTCATTACGACAACACCAGTCGGCATAAACACCTTCAATCTGACTACGATGAACCCACTCGTTACGATTATTTTGAAACTTCTGGCAATCCTCTAAAAGAAGTGGTTTATTGGAACCGAATTTACAAAATGCATAACGGTCGCAAACCCGTGATACCTCAACGTATTGAAAAATGGGAGTGTGGACAATACACCGTGGTCAAGTTCAATCCTTGGCTTTTTAAGATCACCAATTTTGTGTTGACTATTCTACCCAAGTCTATTCGTAGATACAGACGCAATTGGAACTACGTTAGATTTTTTGGAATGTAATTTTACTTGACTTGTTGTAAATCTGTGGTAACATAATCGTATGAAACTTGACTTAGACAAACTAGACCTAACGCAGTTTATGGCCCATCATCATATGGTCGCTGGTGAGGTTGTAATGTTGGTTCAACCACAACACATAGGCACCAAGTGGAGTCAAGATAACAAACATCTTCGGTCCAGTGTGTGGAATAGTGAGGGAGAACTTATTAGTGCAGGCTTTCCTAAGTTTACCAACTGGGGCGAGAATCCTGACAACTTTCCTGTTCCTTCGTCATTGAAGAACTGCACTGTAATGGAAAAGTTGGACGGTTCACTTTTAATCGTTAGCAAGTATAAGGGTCAATATATTCTACGTACCCGTGGAACCGTTGACGCTTCTACTATGGCTAATGGTCATGAGTTGGAAGTGTTCAAGGAAAAGTTCCTAAAGAGTTTGAACCACGATACTCCTGATACTTGGAATGTATCTATTTTGTTTGAGTGGGTGAGTCCTATCAATAAAATTGTATTAAATTATGGCGATGAACCTGATTGGTATGTAGTTGGTCTAGTTCATCACAGTGATTATAGTCTATATTCCCAAAAAGATTTGGATATGTGGGCAAAAAATAAGGGATTCAAGCGTCCTGCTACTTATACTTTTACTGATGTCAATGATTTGTTAAAGAATGTTGACCAGTGGAAAGGTAAGGAAGGTGTGGTTGTTTATTCAAAGAATGACCAAATGCTTCACAAGGTAAAGGGTGCTTGGTATCTTGCTCTACATCATATGAAGAGTGAACTATCAAACATTGAAAAAGTATTGGATGTGTGGCTAGAACAGGGTATGCCTGATTATCAGACTTTCTATAACTATATTTTTACCACCTTTGATTTTGAATTGGCAGAGCAGTGCAAAGGTATGATCAGCCGTATTGTTGATGCCAAGAAGGAAGTCAACAAGATTGTGGATGGTATGAATAATTTTGTGAATAACAGACTTTGTTCATTGCCGTCACGAAAAGAACAAGCACAATTGGTTATATCATCATATGGTGAAACAAACAGAGCTGCTTTTGTGTTCAAAATTTTGGATGGTAAGTCATTGGGCAAAGAAGAATACAAGAAGTTGTTATTTCAAGTTCTAAAGAACTAAATCAAAAACCCCACTTTAACTGGTGGGGTTTTTGTTTTCAATCAATCTTTCTTATGTGGAGGGCCGTCGTTCTTTGGACCTCTTGGTCCGCCAGGAGGTGGACCAAAACGTCTCAATGCCTTTCGATCTTCTTCACTTACCTTGGCACGTTCCTCCTTGTCCAACTTTCCGTCTTTGTTGGTATCGTACTTAGCGACGATTGCATCACGTTGTTTCTTTTGTTCATCCGTCAACTTTGGACGTGGCGGACCTTCACGCTGTTCTTTGGGTGGACCATCTTGGGGGCGTGGACCCTTTGGACCTTCTTGTGCATTTACAGTCAACGCCAATGCCACGAACAACATGCTAATATATCTAATCATATTTAACCTTTTCTGTTTTCACGAATGAGTCATATCATTCGTGCGTATACATATGACGTTAAAAGTTGAATTTTAAATCTTTTACTTTTGCTTAACAATTCTTGACAGTTGATAAAGTCGTGGTAAGATGTTAACATGCGTCTATCTCAAATCTATAAAACCACTTACAAAAATGAATACGACAGTCTGCCCAGTTGGAAGAAACTCGCAATCGACGAAGATCGTAAATCGAACAAACACACGGGCATTAGTGAAGATTTTGTTCGAGGGGTGATTCAGAAGGCAGAAAGCCAGTTCGACGAAAAACTAAAAGCAAAAAAGAAGTCAAAAAAGAATTGACTTTGATAAAAAAACCCATATGATTTAATCATACAGCATTCAAGTGCGTACTAAGAGGTTTCAATGGAGAATCTTTCAATTGTAAAGATGCCATAAATCATCAGATATAAGTGTATGTGACGTGTACGTATGACGATGTTGTCAACAAAAAACATTATGAGTAATAATCGCAAGTATAAGGAAATAAACACGGCAGGCACCAACATTCAAAAGTTATATGGCATTCTCCATTATGATGAAGGTGTTGATATTACCACTCTTGAGGGAAAAGAAGTAAAACGGGCTCAATTTACCCTTCAACAAATCAAAGATCTGTTTGAAGACAACAAGTTTGATTTTCCCGAAGAGTATCAACGTGGTCAGGTTACCACATGGCGATCTTTTGGTCGTCAATGGGTCACAACCCTTTTTAGTCAAGATGGATTTGAACATTTTGACAAACTTCACTTTCGTGAAATCAGAAAGAAAAACTCCAATAGCGTTCGTTATCAAGTGGTTGAAGGCGGTCAACGACTGAGAGCCATCAACGATTTCTTTTTCAAACACTCGAAGGATTATCGTTTCCACGAAGGTTTTTATGTCAAGACCGACAGCGGAGCCATTTTGAACTTCGGAGGATTCACTTGGGATAAACTTCTTAGTCTCAGTGAGTATGATGTGGAATTGGATAGATACCTCACAAAGGTTCTTTCACGAGCATTTGATGTGTCTGTATATCGAAATTATACTTTATCCGAAATTGCAGACATCTTTTGTAAGATCAACAAAAAGACTCCTCTCAACGATCAAGAACTTCGTACAGCAATCGGCGGTGAATGTTCTTACGCTGTTCGTAAACTGTCACGCCATGATGCTGAACCTTGTAAGTTTGGTGCATACAAACTTCATAAGATGTTTGAGGTATATGAAACGAAAAACGGATATCGTGGCAGTTGGATGGGAATAAAGCCTGCTCGATACGAGTTTGAGGCAACTCTTTCCACGTTTATGTTGTTTGAGGAGACATATGCCACCAACAACTCGTTTAACGTCAATAATGAGAACCTTCGAAAAATGTATGAACGTCACTCATACACCGAGTATGGTGATCGAAACGATCCTGAGTTTTTGCATGATGATGTAAAGATTGAAGAGTTTAAAAACGCCACTAAGCCTCTCACCAAACTTATCAACAAAGTGTTGTCCCGATTTGATACGATCTATCAAATGGTTGATGTGTGTGGATTTACACACAATTCAAAACAAATTCTCACCAAGGGCAATTTGTTTGTTTTGTATGGAATTCTCTATCACATTGATACATATTTTCCAGAGTACAATGTGAGTTACGACGCTCGTAAGTTCTATATGTGGTTCTGGAAGAAACACAGTGCGATGTGTAAAACGACCGAGGCTGGAACGGGTAAAGTTATTGAATCGAACTATGCTTTGAAAGCTCGTAAGGCACATCGAGAGAAGTCTGAAATCGAAGAGTTGTTTTCGTATTGGAAGAACATTTTCAGTACCATTACCGAAAATGAAATTGCTGATGCCGGAATTATTCTCAAAGACAAAAAGCGGGTGATTTCCGACGTTGAAGCTCAAACTCTGTATGCCCAACAAAATGGTAAAGACATAATCACTGGTCAAGACATGCCAGTTGAAGTTCTTCAGAAGGGTCATATCGTGGCACACTCAAAAGGTGGACCGTCAACGATTGAAAACGCCGTCTTGATCAACAAATTCGATAATCTCCGTCAAGGATCATTAGACTTCAATAACTTTTTTGAAGTTCCCGATTCAGAAGATGATGACGAAGATCTTGAAGAAGAGGATCTCCAAGAAGAAGAACAGTAAAGCCAAAGCCCGTTGACAACAACGGGCTTTTTTCTGCATTATTCCATTGACTTTCTTTAACAAGGTGGTACAGTGGTATTGTAATCTAAATCAAACACATAAATGAAGACCATCGAAAGTAATCGTATCCTTCAAGAGTCGAATCCGTTTACCAGCTATCAGTTTGGTATTCGTAATGAAGACCTTCCTCACATTTTTGGAGTGCTTCGCAATCAGATGTACTCTGACAAGATCCTCGCTGTTATTCGTGAATACAGCACCAACGCATATGACGCACACGTCGTTGCTGGTATCAAGGATTCTCCTATCTTCATCACTCTTCCGTCTGCTCTGTTTCCTGAGTTTCGAGTTCGTGACTACGGATTTGGTATGAGCGAAGATCAAGTGAAAGACATTTATGCTTGGTATGGCAACAGCACCAAACGAAACGACAATAATACTGTGGGACAGCTTGGATTTGGTTCCAAGAGCGCATTTGCATACGGCGACAACTTTGTAGTCACCAGTTACCACGACGGCAAGAAAACCATTTACAACGCCGTTATTGATCCTTCCAAGAAAGGAAAGATCAGCAAACTTCATGAGGAACCCATGTCGAAGGATGATCTTACTGGCATTGAAATCACCGTGCCGGTAAAACCCTCTGACTTCGGTTTGTTTGTTCAAAAGGCACGTAATTTCTACGCATATTGGGATATTATGCCTCGTTTTGCTGGCTATGACAAAAACACTTTTTGTGCCCGACCCAATGTTGTAATCGAATCAGATACATGGAGCATTACGGGTGATTTGGGTGGAATTTCAACGTCTCGTATTTTTGCTTTGATGGGCAATGTTGTGTATCCTATCAACTTCGAGATTTTGTCTGAAAAGTCCGGCGTTGACACATCAGATGTTGTTGTTGTAAACAACATTACGTTGTTGAAGAATTTCCTAGGTCGTAACTATAATAATCTGATTATCAAGTTCAAGATCGGAGATCTGGAAATCAGTTCGAGTCGTGAGAGTCTTCAATATAGTGATCATACCCTTAAAAACATTTATGCTCGAATCAATTGTGTAATTGATCATATCAAACAGAGTGTTCATGAAAAGTTTCATGTATGTAAAAGCATGTGGGACGCAAAGCTTTTGTACCATGAATACTTTGAGAACTATGGAAGCAAATTTTATGGAATGGAAAGTCAAATTGGCAATGTAAAATGGAATGGTGTTTATGTAAATTCTTCTCATTTTCTTGGCTTCCAACGTTGGTGTAACGTCAACGGACATATTGATGATGCAACATACGACTCTTTTGTTAGAAAAGGTATTGCTGAAGGTCAATATGACAGTGTATTGACTACGGGACGGTGGCGTAACAACGGATGGCGTCTTCGTAGTTGTACTTTGCACGAAAGTCCTGATATTGCGGCGAGTCATTCGTCTGTGTTTATCGTGAACGATATTCCAAAAGTGTCTTTGCTTACCAAGTGTATTCAACAGATTTTGCAAAATAAATCTAGTCACAATGTGAGCCGTGTATACATTCTTCAATTCAAGAAAGATGGATTGAAGGACGAATTCATCAAACACTATAACCTTGAAGGATGTCCGATGTATTATGTCTCGGAAGTGTTTGACGAGGTTCGTGAAAAAAACAAGCGTGTTCGTAAACCCACATCTGAGTTGTCTTCTGTTAAGACCGTTGACCTTGGAAGAACGTTTCTATCAAGATCAACTTGGTATGACAATCAGGTTGATTTGGCACAGGAAAAGGGATATTATGTTCCGATTGAGTTCAATGAACCTGTTCACGATACTCGTCGAATTGAATTTGAAGACATCAAGTCTATGCTTACCATTGTAAATAAAATGTCAGGTAATCATGTCACACCAAACATTTGTCTTTATGGATTCAATGCCAGGATTCTATCGTCACGGTCTTTTAAGAACAA